AAGGGCGACAGTTCCCTGCTTCAACAGTTTTACCAGAAACGCCTTGCCTTGCCTTGGAAAGAATTTGCCGAAGACTACCGACTGGAAATTGCGTCATCAGGATACAATCAAGGGGAATTTTGGAACGAGGAAGGAGGCTTCAATTCCAAAGGCGAAATTATATCACAACCATTCTCCGAGGGAGAATGTGTCGCGCCATTGCGGATAATGTCGGTTGACGTACAAATGAACTGTTTTTACTTGGTTGTCCGCGCTTGGAGCATTAACGGTTCGAGCCGTCTTCTATGGCACGAAAAAGTGCTAACGTGGGAAGACATCGAGGAAATCCAAAAGCGTTTTAGAATTTTGGACAACCTTGTATTTGTAGACGCGGGGTATAATTCGTTCGAAGTCTACAAGCATTGCGGAGAGCGAAATTGGATTGCGCTTATGGGCGACAACAGGGCGAACTTCTTCCACAGAATTCCGAACGGCAAGACGGTTTTGCGATTTTACTCGCCAGTAAAGCACATATTTATTTCGCGCTACGTTAAGTGCCGTATGCACTTTTGGAGCAACCTCAACGTGAAAGACACCTTGGCGAGAATCAGGCGAAACCAGAACCCATCCGACGGCGCAACTTGGGAAGTGCCGACGGATATTTCCGAAGACTATTTAAAGCAAATGGAGTCCGAACACCGCATTAAAAAGGGCAACTCGTGGATATGGGAGCAAATCGGCAACCGCCCCAACCACTACCTCGACTGCGAAGCTATGAACTGCGCAGGAGCGTTGATGTTGAAGATTGTGGGGAATTATATATAAAAATAAATAGTTGAAAAGAAATAATGCTTTAATAGAATTTTCGTATGAAAATTTTTAAAACAATTTTGGGAATATCTGTTCTTGGCTTCCTCTTTTGCAGTACATACATATGGATTGAATTTCACCGAGAAACAAGAGAAACAATGGATGCTATTAGGAGTAATATAAACTCGATGGAACACTCATATCCAATAAAAAACGACGTTCATTCCTCAAATTCCGACGTAATTTTTCATGATATTGATGTGAAAAGTTTGTATGAGATAGAAACTCAATTTATGCGTAATTGGGTCGCTTTTATCGGATTATTTATAACAGCAACAATAGGAATTCTTCCTTTTATTGCAACAAGCTGGGTTGAGAAAAAAGAAGATCGGTTCAATGCTGTTTTAGACAATCTAAAAAATCGTGGCCTAGGTCTTGAGGTTGATTTTTCAAATATAAAAAAAGAATTGCAACGTATTAATTCCTTAAAAAGCGTAGCAGAGAGAGAGTTAAAAAGAGCTAGATCTATATGTGGAAGAATCGAAAATGAATCTGAACGAATTCAGATAAATTCTTCCTCTGATACAGTCTCAAATAAGTCTTTCATAAACTGTATTGATGAAAAATTATCAAATCCCCAAACTGCTTCAGCCGCGATTGAAAAGCTATCCGATAAAGATGGAATAAGTGATTTCAAAAAATGGTTTGACCAAAATATAGAGAACGAGAAGTGGAATTTATTTGGAGTTTTAAATTATACTTTAAAAAAATTGAATGCACTCGATCCATCGGAAGGATTAAGCGATATATTTAAACGTAAAGTAAAATATTACACCCGATACCTAATAAACAAAGGCTTTGATGAAGGAATTAATATAAACACTGATTACTTCTGCGATCTAACAAAAGATAAATTTCTTGGGGATTTTAAAACGAAGCCCAACCCAACGGATGCGAGTGTTTTTAATTATTTAATAAAAATTGCAAAAGAATTAGAGGTCTCCTCAGATGTGATCGATAATATAAGATCATGGAGAGATGGCAGTGACGAATAAATTTTTGACACCCGCCGAGTGTGTATGTCCAATTACATTTACACACGCGGGTATACAGTGGCGGAGCTTGAGGCTTTACTTGTTCGGGTAAAAGCCGAGCGAGAAAAGTATCTTCAGTCGGCTTCCGACAGCGGAAGTTCGTATTCCCGCATAGCGGCGGCTGAAATCGAGAAGAAATTTAACGGCATAATGGACGCCTTGGAGCTTCTCGCGCCCGAAAAGTACCAAAAGACAAACCGCAGGATTTTCCTTAGCGGCGTATTCGGAGGGGTTATACAATGAATTTCCGCCGAAAAATCGCCAATTTGTTTTATGGGATTGGGCATGCCTTTGAAGCGGCAAAAATCTCTCCGTCCCGTGGCAATCCCAACACCACAAATCCGACAGACGCAAAATACGAGCTTACTTCATACACGAGAAGCGAACTTGTCCGAAAAGCCCGCTATCTTGAGAAAAATTCTGGGCAGATTCGGGGAATTTTGCGCGACCTGAAAGTTTACGGAATTGGCAAAGGGATTTACCCGAACGCCAAAAGCGGCAACCACGCTTGGGATAAGCAAGCGGAAGACTTCTTTTTCAGGTGGAGTCGACATTGCGACATCACAAACCGCTTTTCTTGGAGGGAGTGTCAGGCGATGATACTCCGCGCCCTGATTATCGACGGAGAGGTTTTCGTGATAAAGACGTTCAATGCGTTCAATGTCCCGAAAATCCAGATAATCGAAAGCCACCGCCTTATGTCTCCCGAAACTGAAAGCAGTCCTTTCATATCGGACGGAATTGAATTTGACCGCTACGGCAGACCCAAAGCCTACTACTTTATCATTGGCGAAAACAGAGAGACAACGAGAGTTCCCGCTTCTGCGGTAATTCATATTTTCGACCCAGAGCGTGTCTCGCAAGCAAGAGCATATCCTCACATTCAGCACTCGATAAACGACGTCATCGACCGTAAGGAAATTCTCGCCTTGGAGAAAAAGAAGGTAAAGGCAATTTCCGACATCGTTCACATTCTGAAAGGCGGTCAGGGAATGAGTCTCGACGGAGATTACAGAGTGGACGTCGGCAACCGCCCAGAGGGAACGTCAACGGCGGCTTTAAACCAAATTTTGGGCGGAAAGAATATCCGCATAGACCCCGACGAAAGCATAGACGTTCACGAAAGCAATATTCCCTCTCCGACATTTTCTGGATTTTTGACGGAACTCGACCGTTCGGGAAGTCTCGGCATTTTGCCTTATGAATTTCTCATAGACCCGTCGAAAATCGGCGGAGCTTCCGTAAGGCTTATAGCTTCCAAGACGCAACGCTACATTGACGACATGACACAGTTAATCGACGACCGTTTTAACGACGCCGTATGGTTCTTCGTAATCGGTTGGGCAATAGATAGCGGGATATTGCCGCTTCAGAACTGGTGGTGGTACGCCACTTGGACGCACCCCAGAAAGCTGACAGTTGACGCAGGGCGCGAGGAACAGCAAAACCGAGCAAACGTTGAAATGGGCTTAAAAACCCTTGAAGAAAGCTATTCCGAATGCGGCTTGGACTTCGAGGACGAAATGCGCACAAGAGCCGACAACGCAAGGTTCATTATGCGCTTGGCGGGAATTCCCGACAGCGAGCCAATACCGCTTTATATGCTCTACAAGGTTAACGGAACTCAGGTTATCGAAAATAGGAAAATAGGAGAAAAAGGTAATGATGACGAATAACATTTTTTTAAACGGAATTTGCAGACCGTGGAATATACACGCAGGGACATTTCTTGCGTTGTCGCTAAGGGTATTGGCTGACGCAAAAGGCGCGGACTCGCTTTCTGGGTGGCGCGAGAAGTTTTCGCAGTTCGTGCCACAACGCCAAAGTATGGCAATAGACCCTAACGGAATTGCCCATATCTCCATTCACGGAACGCTTTTCAACAAGGAAGCCCCTTATTTTGTGGCGGGCTATGGCGGCACGGATTATGAGGAAGTCCTGCAAGACATAGCGGTGGCATCAAAGGAAGCCAAAGGGATATTCCTAACGGTTGATTCTGGCGGCGGGCACGCTTGCGGGAATGACAAAGTGGCAAAAGCAATATCGCAATGCCCCAAGCCTGTGTTCGCCTATACGGACGGAATGTGCTGCTCGGCGGCATACGCGATAGCAAGCGGAGCGTCGTATATCTGCGCTTCCGCAGACGCCACTGTCGGGAGTATAGGAACTATTTTGCCGTTAATGGACGTTTCGGGATTGTGGCAAGCATTGGGCGTAAAGCCTGACTACATTACAAACAAGGAAGGCACGCTCAAAACCGCAGGATACCCTCCGAGCCAAAACGACGACGAAAGAGCCGCTTTACAGGCGGAGACTCAATCGTACTTCGAGCTGTTTAAATCACACGTTCTGGCGCACAGAAACATCGAAAAAGAGGATATGCGGGGTCAGGCTTTCGTAGGCGCAGAGGCGTTTAGACGGGGGCTTGTTGACGATATTTGCGACAAAAATTCCGCCTACGACAAATTAAGAATTTTGACACGGGGATAAAAAGTATATGGACGAAACCAATAAAGAAAAAACTCTTGCCGAAGCCATTTCGCAAATCGAAACGCTCACGGCGGACAAAACAAAGCTCGATTCCGATTTGGCAACCGCTTCTTCGCGCATTGCCGAACTCGAAACCGAACTTAACGAGACTCGGGAGAAATTGACGGCTCTTGAACAAAAACACAGAGACATCGACAGCGAAGTTTCTGCCAAAGTCGCCGAAGTTGCGGCTCAAAGCGGCGTTGCACCGATTGCGGACGTACCGAACAGCGGCGACGAAAGCATAGAGGACCTTGCTAAACGCATTGACGAAGCTCAGGGCGTTGAAAAGGCAAAACTCATCGAAGCAAATTATGACCGAATTATCTCGGCACTGAAAGGAGTCTGCTAAGTGAATACTATACCCGCCGCATTAAGGCGTTCGCTAATCCTCAAATCGGCGATGGAGGAATTCAAGCACAAGCTCATATCCTTGGGCTTGTTCTCGACCGTTCTTCGCAACGTCCCGCTCGAGGGCAACAACGAGATTGACATTCCATATATCCCGCTTGCGACTTCCGCGAGCAAGGATTTTGACGGAACATACAAGTTCGACAAGGGTGATATGGAGTCCCGCAAAATCACGATTGATAGGCGCAAATATCAGTCTCTGACCTACACTTCAGAGGAGAAGGCGCGTCAGCCGTATTTCGACCCCGTAACATTGGGCAGACTCAAGGGAGCGAAGCTCGCCGAAGACGTTCTCTTGGACATTTTAAGTGTCATCACTAAGGAGAATTTCGGAGACGCAATTCTTACACGAAACGCCGCTGATTTCGACACAGACGACATAATCGACCTTGAGACGAAGATTGACGAACTCGAATGGCCAGACAGTCCCCGAGGAATGCTTCTGAAATCGTCCTATATGGCGAATGTTAAGAAGGACATAAAGACTTCAGGAGGACTTTCGACATTTGGATTCTCGCCTTTGGGAGAACTTCCCAATCTTATGGGCTTTTCGTTCTCCAAGTTTAACCGCTTGCCCGACAATGGCGAAAAGTTGCAGGGATTCATTGTCTATCCGTCAGCAATAATGGTAGCTCTTGCTCCGATTGCGCCGACAGCAAATGTGATGAAGCAACTGTCAACCTATACAACCTACACTGACCCGCAGACTGGGCTTACTTTTGAATATCGAGCTTGGGGCGACGCAGACACCGACGCTTCAAAGGAGATTATCGAGTGCAACTATGGGTTCGGCATTGGCGAAAAGGCGGCACTCAAACGTATCATATCTGAATAAGATGAACGCATTTATTACGATAGGGTACAAGAAAAACGGCAAGTCGGAGATTCTTTTGAGTCCCGACGAGCCTTACGCCAAGCATAGGCAACTGTTTAAAAGCCTAACGGGAGACTATACAGACGTCGAAGTTTGGTCTCGCGCTATGGGTAAAATCAAACAGCGCAAAGTCAAAACTTCAAAAGTTGCCAAAGTTTCAAAAACTTCAAAAGAATCAAAGGAGTAAGAAATGGGAGAAAACGACATTTACCGTATCAGACCTGAACATACGCACGGGGGCGGTTTGCAGATTTGCGACGACGGCTCCGACGGAACCGTACAAAAGCTCGGCTTCTTCGGGGTTGCGCCCACTGTACAGCGGGCAAATGCAAATCAGGCTAAGCTTGAAGACTCGGCGCAACTTGCGCAAGTGATTGTGCTTGTCAACGAACTTAGAGAAGCCCTCGTCGAAAAAGGACTGATAAAGGGTTCGGCTTAGGATTGGGTTGTTTCGTATTCACTGGGAGCTTTCAGGGAAACTGGAAGCTCCCTTTTTTTTACAAGACTGAGTATTTACCATCTTCTAAATCAGCTAAAAGTAAGTCAATACGCTTTGAAATCTCTTTCTTGAAAATGGGATTCGCTATTGTGATATTTTTGCCAATAGCGTCATTTTTGTCTCTATAAAAGAGAAGCATAAAATCTTCATTATCCGATGTAAGCATATAGACAACTCGTTTGGCTCCGCTTATAGATGTACCATAGGCTTTTACTATTTTTGCGCCTTTTGGCAAACCCTCACCCTTTATGGGGGAGACTAGCTCAAGTCTTGCAGTTCTCTTTAATACAGCTTTATCACTTTCAGAAATTTTGCCCTTACCTAACTCTTTCTTCTGAATGGTATTTGAAATTATAATAGCCATAAGAGCCTATTTCTTTTGTGACTTAATTTTTTTCCAGACACTATCAACTTTGTCGAGCTTGGCTTGAATTTCATCGTCAACAGGTACATATTCAAGTGTATGGGAATCCTCCGCTACAAGAGCAAAGGGAATACTTCTTGTCGATACGATTTTTTTTAAATAAACCCTAATAGCAGTTGACATATCAAGCCCAACGCTGTCTAGCACAATGTCTGCTTCTTTTCTTAAAGCTTGTGGAATTCTTACTTGTAAACTTGTTGTCTTCATAAGCTACCTTTCTTTTATAGTTCTGACTATATCATTTATTTGTAATGCAAAGTCAATGATTTTTATTTTGACAAATTCGCTTTAGATATGGGCTTTTTTAGTGAAATAAAATCTGCATTAAATGAAATCTTTGCCGAATTTTCGCAGGACGTTAAATTTAGGGGCAAGACATACAAGTGCATAATTGGCGAAAATGGGCAGCAGGAAGTAGAACTCGAATCGGGCGGGTTTGTCCCTAACGAAGCTTTTACCGTGAAGTTCAAAGAAGCGGATTTGGAAGATGAGGTATATCCTTCCATAGGAGAATTGCTGCAATATTCAGGACGTACTTTTCGCATACATTGGATAAGTACACGCTCTAAACGTGGACAAATAGAAGTATGGGTAAGGAGTATTGATAAGTGAACGGAAGTTCCGCTTCCATTGAAGGGCTACGCCCTTACGCGATTGCTTCGCAATAACGCTATCCCACCATGAAGTTTGAAGTCATTACCAAGAATTTCGAGGACGCACTTGTACGATACAAAATAGCTTGCCGGAAGGATTGGCAATTTGTCGTAAAGCAGCAATCTCGCATTGTTGGAGAAAAGCTAATAAAGTTTACGCCGCCAAAGACAGCTTCAATCGGAAAGCGAAATGTAGCCCGAGACATAGGCAAAGTATTTGCGGATTTAAGCGGCACGACTTGGGAAGATAAATCACTCAATAAAATGTGGAGAGCGGGTAATTTTGAGGGAGTAAAAAAGGCACTTGAAAGCCACCCGAACAAATCCGAAATGCCCATATTTAAGTACAAGCGAATATTCAAATCTCCTGTAAGAAACATTCATAAGGCGGCGATAAATAAGAGCGGGAGAGTTCCAAAGAATTGGACTACTCAATATGCAGTTGCAGGAAAAGGAGAGCTTAAAAAGTACACGAGAAAGGTACAACTTCAGGTGGGAGTTGCAAAATCTGGCTGGCTTGCGGCTCTTACAAAGTTGGGAGGAAAGGCTCAGAGCTTCGTGACTCGCCACGGCACTAAGTATGGCGTATTCGTAGATGGAAATAGAGGAGATAATCCATTCTTTACTCTCATAAATCGGGTGACGACATTTCCGCAAGGTGGAACACCCATGAGAATTTTAAAGCGTGCTTTTCGGGTGCAGGCAAAGGCAATGGAAAACAATATTAAGCGAATTTTGAGCAAGAGGGGGAGAAACTTTTAGCATGAGAAAAGAAATTGAGGATATACTATTTGAATACCTGCTAAGCGCATTGCCGGAAGCAATGAAACCGATGCTTGTAAAGGGACACAGCACGGAAGACAGGCATATACCGTACATTTCACTCGATGTTGGAGATGTAAAGCCGTTTTCAGATATGTTGGAATCCGACGGGATATTTGAGTCTGAAGTAAATATGGCAATAGCGGATTCAGCCCACGTTATAAACTATGACGCCCAATTTTTGCGCATAGCACAGGTACGCAGTATTCTTGGAAATTTTACATTAGATAACGAGAAGTATCGTTGTGAGGGATTGTGGTTTGAGGCGGAAAACGACGCCAGAGACGATAATAATTTGGGTATAGTCTTAACGTATAAGCTCGTATTTCAAACCTTATGAATTGACTCGCCTTTGCATACGCAAAGCGTCTCGCCCTTCGGGTCTTTTGCCTTCGCAAAATCTCATTCGCGCTTCGCTTGAATTTGACACGCCTATATTTTGTATGGCAAACGAAGCATACAAATTGAGAGGGACAAAGCAACCGATAGCCTTTGGGGTTGAAAAACTTGAGGGCTACATAGTTGACGCTACGGAAGACACCGTAGAGGGACAGGAGCTTGAGGTGGAAAACGAGGACGGCAATGTTGTCGCCCACTTTTCAGGTTTTGGGATAAAGTATAATAGGACAGCGAGCGTCATTCCTTTGTCAGACGCAAGCGCACCGAGTCCGGGAGATTCTTTCAAAATTGGCGAGAAGTTTGAGTTCATCGTAAAAAGTGTTAAGAAATCTCGAGCAAGAAAAGACGTAGAAAAGTGGGATTTGTCTGGAACGTACTATCCAGAGGTTCCGATGGAACCGATTAGCTAATGGAATCCTTCTACGAGGCGTTTATAAATTGCGAACACAAGGTTTTAGGCAGGAGACTAAAGCCTTTTTGTTTGCGCCATTGCCTTTATCTTGAAGCGATAGGCTCTCCCATAATGCGCATTGTAAATGGTGAAGAAGTCTCAATATCAAGAAAAGACTTGGAACTTGCCGTAATTATTTGCTCCGCCGACAGAGATATAATAGCGGCAATGAAACGTCCGAACTTCGGCTTGAGATTCCATAGATTTAATCGCGGTTTAACGGCGTTTTTAGGGTATTTGACGGACTTTCTATCGCTTCCAGATATGTGGGATAGTTCTGAGGGAGAAAGAGCCATTAACGCGCCTTGGATACTCTCAAGGGCGACGCTGCTACTTTCTAAGACAAATCTAACGCTTGGGGAGATTTGGGATATGCCGCTTGGAGAGCTTTTATGGTACTGTGCAAGTTTCGCGGAACAAGAGGGGCTTGGGCAAATACAGTCGGACGAAGAAAAGAAAATGATACTTGAAGCGGAAAGGATAAAGAATGGCCTCAAGTGAAATATTAGCCAAAATCGGCTTAAATTCAGCTGGATTTAAAACAGGGCTTGCACAATGCAAGCTTGCGGCTAACTCCTTCAAAAGTTCAGTTGGGGGAATGTTTAAGAACTTGGGCGGTCAAGTGCTTGGAATGCTTGGGGTGTCGGCTGGAATAGCGGGCTTAGGTGCGTTGGCGAAACAGACAATAGACCTTGGTGGGCACGTTGAGGATATGGCGAGAAATTTGCGTATGGGCAAAAGCGAATTTCAGACGCTTGCTTACACCGCCAAACTTGCAGGCATGGAAGAAAGCCGCCTTGTAATGACAATGAACAACCTGAACTTGCGAACGATTGAAGCTTGCGACGGCAATAAAAGTTATCAGGAGTCTTTTAAGCGTCTTGGAATATCACTACAAGAGTTTGCAACGCTTTCCCCAGACAAGAAGATTGAGGCTTTAGGGAACGCTTACAAAAAGTCGGGAGAAAGTCTTACGGCATTAAATGATATTTCGACAATATTGGGTCAAAAGACTGGAGCGCAAATGCTCGAAGTGCTCGATAAAGTGTCCACAGAGGGAATGGGAAAGCTTACCCAAGCTTCAATAGAAGCCGGGCACGTTATGGACGAGGAAACACTTGCCGCCCTTGCGAGGGCTGGAGATGAAATAGATAAGTGGCAAAACCGCATAACTGTAGCCTTTGGCGGATTTTTGGCAGATATGGGAAGTGCTATTGGAAGGCAAAAGTGGGGCTTAATAATTGGGCAGAAGCTCGCTCAAATGGGAGAATTTATCGAGACTGCGTTTCGGGACATATCCAACTATATTTTAGGCACATTTAACACCGTAGGACGGTACATAAACGGTCAATTCGGCAATTTTATTACTCCTATTAGGAACGCAATCACCGACTTTATAAGCTATCTCGGCAATGCGCTTGCTAAGATTGTCGGATATTTTGACTCAGATTGGGAGCGAGCCATAAATAAGGCTGTTAACGCCTTGGACAAGCTGAGGGAGGAATCCAATAAAGTCGCCCAGAAGGATAAGGGAAAGAGCTTTTCAGAAATATTCACAGAGGAGATGGCTACTGCCAAACTTCAGAATGATAATCGCAAGCGTTCGGATTTATGGACCTCTGGCAGTGTAGATTGGTACAAGACGCAAATAGCCGAAGCCGAAAGACTGCGCGATATTGAAAAGCAAGCCCACATAGAAGCGGAAAATGCCCGCAAAGCAAAATACGCCGCCGCTGATGCCACACCCGAAATAAAGGACGCAGAGAAAGGCTCGAAGTCAAAATCTAAATCCCAGTATAACGATAGTTCTCTTGCTAAAATCGGAGGCGGAGGTCTTACAGCAACCAGATACGATGTAGCAGAAAAGCAGCTCAATGAATCGAAAAAGCAGTCTAAGCTCTTAACGAAAATTGCTGAAAATACCGAAAAGCAAAATTCGCAAAACGAGCTTCTTATGCGGTAGTGCCTATTCTGTCTTTGAGAAAATTAGGATTCCTTCTTTGGTCATAAATTGAAAGAACCAAGATACAGTCACTTCTTTGTTCATAGACCACAGAAACTGGAAATCTATTTAAATAATAGGCTCTTATACGATTTTTATACAACAACTTGGAAGCGTTTGGAAATTCTTTTATAAAGGAAAAAGCCTGTAAAATCTCGGCTTCAAATCGACGAGCCAAGTCATAATTCCCCTCGTAATTTCCTACATTGACATAATATGTAAGCAAATTTGCAAAGTCCGCCTTTGCTTCTGAAACGATCTTTACGTTCATTTATTTTGCGGAATAAGCTTTTCAGAGAGTTCTTTAATTGCAGATACGGCGTCTTCAGCCGTAGTCTTACCGTTGATATAATTATCACTTCTACGAATAGACTCGTCGAACCAGGCTTTATCTATATCCGTAATGGGTCTTTCAACACTATTCGAAAGAGTATCTATCAGAGTAAACTTATCCTCTGCAGAAAGCTTTAAAGCTTCTTCTGTTAAATATTTCAATGCCGGACTCATGATGGTATAAATATCGGAGATTTGTTCCATAAATTCAAGCCATAAATTTTGACAATGTAGCTTTCTATAATGAAAGTACGCTTACAAAACGGAGAAGTTTGTTTTCTCAGGGATTCGGGGGAGAGAACAGTATCGGAGGATTCTGTTGCGACGTGTTCTGCTACTTGGTTTTGTTATCCATATTCGGCGGCAAGCGCAAATTCGCCTATAATAAACA